CGTAGTTCCCCGCCATCCGCGACCGCCAGGAATAACCGTGATAGTGCCAGCCGTAGTGTTCACGCTCTTCACGTAAATCAACTCGTCACCGATCTCCGCCAAACCGCGAGAGATCGCCGACGCATCATCAACAGTCAACGTCAACTCAGAATCATTAACGGCCTGCGTTAATACAGTGATCGACTCCTGATTGCGGACATACGATGACACCTCGCTAGCGGTGTCCTCCACCATCTCAAGGAAACTGCTCACGTCTGCACCGCCCTGCCAATTTTCTCCGACGCACGCACAGCCGAGTTAATGTCCTTCAACTTCGTGGTACTCGGTTGAATGCCGTATTTGCGTGCATTCCGATATGCGTCCAACTCTTTGTCGTTGGCGTGCGACCAAGCACGAATGTGTAAATCTTGGTAAGACAGTGTTGAGGCTTTGCAGCCAAAGCAACCCTCCACAAAATCCGGGTGTGTGCGTTCACGATGCAGAGACATCACAACTCCGAGATGTATTCACCGAACCCGGCAGCCGTCAACTCGGTCGCCAGTTCGTCACTGATTTCAATGTCATAGCCGCCACGAAGGACAACCTCGCACTGGTCAAGGAAGTCACCCTGCGGTGTCATAACGGTGCGCCACGCACCGTCTTTCTTCACAACTGTTTTCCCAATAAGGAAAGACGTGAACCACAACGGATCCGGTCTGCCCCGCTCGTACTTCAGCGTCGGCCCATTCCACAACTTAGCCATGACGCTTCGCCCAAGCATTGTCAACGAGATTCGGGTACTTACGCCCAGCAGCCTTCGCACGTGCCCTGGCTTTACGCCGCTGTTCAGCGGTCAAAGGAGACGAACTCTTCGAAGGATTCTTAGTCCTCCAGAACGGCTTACTCACCACTTCTCCTTATTCGCCCACCACGCACCAGACATTCGGCCTAACGCAATGTTCTTCTGATGTCTTGAAACAAACTTGCGACGCTTCTTCTTCATCTCCGCAGACTCGCCAGCCTTCGGCTTTCCTGCAGTCTTAGCACCCTGCTCACCAAAACGAATCAACTTCACCTTGCTGCCCTGCTTTGCAACAACAACATGAGACTTGGTTGGGTGGTTCGGAGTCCGCTTAGGTTTGTTGAAGCCAGAAACCCCGGCTCGCTGTAGCCGGGAATCCACTACTTGCCCTTAGGCCGATGCATAATGTCCTGCTTCACAATCTTGCCGGACGTACCAGAACCGAGGCCGCTCTTGTTGCCGGGAGAACCAGCATCATTCACATCTTTACAACCGCACGAAGCGCACACAGAAAACTCCTTAGATGCGGGAGAGGGCTGCTTGTGGCAGCCCCCTCCCTAAACGATCTAGTGTTACTAGATGCTGGACTCGCAGGTGATGACGTAGCGAGCCTCGGGGCGGTACACGTTCCACCCGAGCAGACCCTTCCAGCCGACCGACCGGAAGCGCATCAACTTGTCGGTGACCGGGGAGATAACCGACTTCGGCTCGTAAGTCACAGCCTCAAGAAGAGCCTGCTTGCCCATGACGATGACCTTGTGGTCACCGGACACGGTCTCAACACGAGGAGACTCAATGAACTTAACGCCTTCGTAAACGCCAACCTCACCGCTCCAGATGTTGCCCACACCGGCTTCGGTGTAGGTGTGCGGCTCACGCCACACGTTCGCGCCGCTAGCGGCAGCCTCGGTACGAAGATCGTACGAGGTGTCCGGGTGCAGCATGCCGAGGTAGAACGCACCCTCACGCGGCTGAACCGAAGCGGCACGCAGGCGAGCGACAGCCTTACGGATGTCGGCAGCCTTCAACTGCGCATCGGAGCCAGTGACAGTGCCACCAACGGTCTTGTCCTCACCATTGACGGCGGTCTCGTCGTCAGCGCTCGTGCCCGCGTAGCGGCCAGTTGCCAGACCGACCAACTTCGCGTACACAAGCGCGTCAAGCGAATCACGCAAGTTGTAACTAAGCATGTCGGCGACAGCCGGATCGACCGCAGACAGCGACTCAAGAGCGAGACGCTCAGTGGTGGTGACGGCATTGCCGTACTCGTTGACAGTCACCTGAACCTTGTTGGTGTTGTTGATCGCAACCGCGTCAACGTCCGAAGTCTCAGTGAGCGCAGAGGTCACACGAGACAGGTCGTTGTGCAGTTGGAAAACAACAGTCGCACCAGGGTTGGTGACATCAACGGGCCGCTTGTCCGCGAACTTGCGGAACATCGGCTCACTGCGGAGGTTGAACTCCACATACTTGTCGTACGCTGTTTGAATCAGGTTCGTCAGCGTACTCGTTGACGTTGTAGCCATTCCTATGACTGCTTTCTGTTAGTGATTGTCAGGACTTGTCAGCCCTTGAGGATCGCCTGCAACTCTTCAGGAGTTGAGGCATTCTGGATCTTGTTTTCCAGAGAGAACCCAATCTGTGGGTCGATGCCGCCTTCCTCCACGGCTGACATAAGTTCGGCGGCTTGAACCGACTCAGGATCAACACTGATCCCTTCGTCTTCCACGACCTCAATACCGAACACTTCGGCGTTAGCCCCCAGCCAGTCCACCAACTGATCCTCGTCCTCAATGTCATCGGGGACGAAGTTCGCGATCCGAGGATTCACCCCGTACTCGGTGAGAATCTCAGCGATGTCCTGTTCACGGGAAACAGTTTCGAAGTACTCCAACTGTTCATCGCGCTCCTTCAGAGCCGACGACAGTTCCTTCACCTGCTTACGCAGTTGCTTAACGAGATCACTCCCGTCACCACTATCGGTGTCGAAATCGAACTCATCTTCATCGTATTGGGCCATGACAATCTCCCTTTCCAAATAGCCCTATCTCGGGTTCGCCATCCGCAAAGAACGCAAGGGGGTACGTTCTTTGGCTATGACTCTCGGACTTATTACGCTCATCCGGGGCCGATCGATCCGAATGAGGAGTGGACGTGCCCGGAGTCGAACCGGGGTAGGAAAGCGCAACGCCGTCCGGCGTAGCGACTTACATCCTCTGACCTGTCACGCCCGCTGACGTTAAACGTCAGTCATCTTCGACAGGCTTCGCCTGTCAAGCGCACCCTGCTGGTTAAACGCAGCACGCTCCTTCGACGCAAACTTGCGTCGTTTCCGCCCGGAAGTAACACCACCGGACAGATTCAAGGTCTCCTTCACGAGATCCTTGAAGTCCATTGATTCGCCATACAACTTGCCCAGACGCTGCAAGTCGCTATCTGCCGCGCCAGCGGCAGCGAACGCAGACTCAGCCTGATCGTCCTTGTTCAAGCCGACGATCTCTTCCGACATCGAACGGCCAACATCCAAGCCCTGTCGCTCTGCTGCGCCACCAACCTGAGCGGAGCGGTACATCTTCTCCAACTCAGTGCGGTTGTTCATGCCGAACGCGCCAGCGGTTGAAGCGCGACCCTCCAGCACGGGCATAGCCCGAGCCGGATCCAGCAAGTACGCGACAAGGTCGCTCTTGCTGAGGTTGTAGTAGTTCTGCAGCGAGTTCACGACGTTCGCGTCCGCATAGTTCAAAGCGTCGTACGCAGTATCGACGCGGGATTTGAACTCGCTCGCGCTGATGCTATTGGCGATCAGGTTCGTGAAATCGTCAGGAGTGTCGTAGTAACCCTCCGGCATGTCAGCGTCCTGAAGGATCGTGCGGTACTGGTTCTCCGCCGCGATGTACTCCGCAGGCGTGAGCATCCGGTCGCCGGGGCGACCTTGACCGTCAGCGATCCGCTGCTTGATCGCCTCGTTCGCTTTGAAGCGTTGCTTGTACGCCTCGCTGTTGTAGACCGCGTTGAGGATCTGTGACTTGTTCGGGTCAACGTTCGTGTTGTAGAGATTGTCGATGACAGCGGTGAGGCTGGCAGCAAACGATGCATCCAATCCAACAACTTGGAACATTTCCTGTATCGCGTCACCAGCGGAACGGTTACGCTCCTCGCTGATCTGCTCTACGCGACCGTCGCTCCACTCGCGGTAGGTGCGGATCCAGCCGCCAAGTTCCTTCTTGGTGTAAATGTTGACGACGGTCGCTGGGGCAGGATCAGGATCAGGCTGCCGAGAAGGTGCAGGCTCTTGGTAACTTTGATAGTACGGCATTGTGGACGCTAAGAAAGCATCCAGTTCATTACGTCCCTCGCGAGTGCTCCTTTGACGAGCGAGATTATCCATAGCCTGCTGGATTCCAGCG